AGTAGTGAACTCCCATAATAACTAATCAATCAAACAAACTCTAGTTAAAAAATCATACCTGGTGTTTATTCCTCTCAAAGGCACTTTTCTAACTTATCAACATGCCTCCAAAGAGATCAATCAGCTCTACAAGTGCACCCAAAGCTCAACCTGGTGCATTGCAAGAGAATAGCATCCTGCTTGGATCTGGTTCCAAGTTGAGGGTCATCAAGCTGACAAATGTTGTCAATGGGAAACTCACTAATGCTGAGAGTAGTGAGTTGGAACCGATAGATGTTGAAGTCTCACCTTTTACTTCAACATCCCAGAATGTTAGTAATTTTACACTCCACAACTATAGGAGTTGCTGTCATGTTGATACTGTCGCTGCACATCTCTCAAAATCGAAAGAGATTAAAGAGAAGTTACAGAGTCGAAACCTCAAGCTTGCAACTTCCAAAGATGATCATTTGGTAGTTGTTAAAGATATGAATGATAGTACAGTGATCAATGTTGTCTCATTCAACAAAGCCTGCGCAATAATGGCTGCTGGGATACTCAAGCACACATTTGATGAAGAATTTGATTGGAAAACTGGCAAGTATGTCAAGACTGATAATAAGACTAAGGTTGTTCCTAATCCTGCAATTATCAATCGTCTAGCTGGACAAATGGGTCTATCTGCTGGTAACCCATATTACTGGATGATTGTTCCAGGCTATGAGTTCCTTTATGAGCTCTACCCTGCTGAAGTCTTGGCTTACACTCTTGTTAGACTGCAATTCAGGAAGAATCTCAATATTCCTGATAAAATGACTGATGCTGACATAGTTAGTTCACTTGTCATGAAAATGAATAGAATTCATAAGCTTGAACAAACTAGCTTTGATGATGCCATCAATACTATTGGCAGAGATAATGTCTCTGAGGCTTATGTTGAGCTTGCTAGAGATATTGGTTCTACTAGCAAAACTAAAAGGAATGATGAGGCTATCATCAAGTTTAAAGAACTCATTTCAACATTTTTGCCTGCACTTGAAGCAGATCGTCTGGCTAGCTTACCTTAGTGATTCAATATTACTGCATCTATGTGAGCTTTATGAAGTTGGTTTATTTTATTTGCAGTTTATAATAGCAGTGTACTACATGTAATAAATAAATACAATCGATATGCTAATTATTCATTATTAAAATAGGTTCAATGAAACCCATTAAGTTGACAAAGAACCAAGTAGTAAATCTAGTTATATCAAACTATTCAAGATCCAGAAAAAAAAATATATTGCAATTAGAAACCATATATTATATCTTCAATAATTTGATTGTTTTTGTTTTCAATTATGGGAGAACACTACT